GTAGTTTCCATTCTTCCATTTGTTATCCTATCTTCGTTGAGAACTGACAGTGTGCTGTCAATCCGCATTTATATTGGCAGTTGTTTGTATTCGGTAAAAAGATTCCAGCCTTACGAGCCTTGTCAAAACCTGAAACAAGGTACTCAAGTTTATCCTCTGTGTACTGCTCGAGGCTAACAAGAGGTGACACACCGTGCTGACGTGCCATCCAATAGGTCCCCCACTTAACATCGATACCAAAGGTCTTTAACATACCGACCTTGTAGAATCCGAGTTGCAGTGTATTGGTTGGTGTTTGCTGAGAGGTTTTTAAGTCGACGATAACCAGTTCGCCATTGACTTCAAACACCCTGTCAAGAATCATCTTGACTGGCACGCCAGCAAATTCAGGTAACATAGCCAACTCAATCGCTGGTGCGCCTTGTGGTGTTTTCCACAGCTTCCAGTTAGGGTTAGCCTTACGCCAATCAATGTACGCCTGTACCCATTGAGGTCCAGTCGCTTGCCAAAAGTTAACATCTTCCTTCTGTGGGTTAGCCTTGGTTGCTCGACCGCCAACACGTGCATTGGTCAGGTCCTTGTCACCAAGTTCTTGTGCCCAGGCCTTAGCCCATAGTTCATTCTGCATTTTCTAAGTCCCACATTTCTGTCGCTGTATGGAAGGCAGAGCCACCCACTGACCAGACTGATGGTTCCTCAGGAACCTGCATGAGTCGACCAAGGTAGTACTGATAACCGCAGTCGATATAGGTACTGAACGCCGAGTAACTCACGTGTTCAGGTAATTCGTAATCTCCAAGTTGTATCATGAGATAACTATAACACACTCGGACATCAGTGCCACTAGGCATACCTGAGTCGCTTACTTACACCCTCAGATTCTATGTGTATAATTAATATTAATATATAATAATATAAACCCCCGAAGGGGGTTATTATATATATAATATATATACTATAGGAGATACTATGTTAGAAGTTTTCTTTGGAGTATTACTAGCCATCGCTGTGCGCGATGTCTATCTAGAGCTGATTGAAAGATACAGAGAGCGTCGATTCAAGAAGGACCTAAGGGTTTTTGCCGACCAACTTGAGGACATCGAAGCCGACGACGACTTCTAGAAACGACAAAAGACCCCCCAACCTAGGGTGATTACCTTAGGAAGGGGGGTTTCTTGTGTCTATGGGCCTGCTAGGGCCCTTAAATGGTTACTCTTCGGAGCCTAGTCCGTATTCAGTCTCAGTCTTATCTGCCCATTTAGCCAATGGAGCTGTCACTCCACCGATTAGGATAGCATGCTCAGGCTGCATGTCCATGATAAGGGCTAACCCCATAGTCACGGCTGATGCAAGGACGGCACGTAGATAGGACTTGATAGCAGCTACTTCTTTCGGTCCGAAAAACTTCTTGATTAGTTCTTTCATTTGTTCTCTTTCTTTTTTGGTAGGGGCTTTAGTCTTGATGCCGCTAACCTGGCTTGGTCAGCAGTCTTAAACACTGGCTTGTCTAACCATGGGAACCATGGGGAGTCATCGTTCCCACAGTTATCCTTGATTGATATATGTAAATGTTTGTTGTGTGGATTGCTACCAGTGTATGGCTTATCGCCTCTACCTGGCATCCATATCTGACCCTTGAAGATTAGATACTTGACACGCTTGTCCTTTTTCAACTCCTCATAGATTTCATGGCAGTCGATGTTGCGTGCAGGGTCATGAGTTAAATCAACAGCAAGACCTGTGTTATGGTCGCTGTTGGGGTTCTGTGCCTGATGTGCTTTCGACGGCAGAAGTCCATCGGATGCTTTCATACGCGATGGCGATATCTTGGTGGCTTGTCGAAGGACAGCAATAGCGGCAGGTGTGGCTTTCTTGGCAACAGGCTTCATTGTTGGTCATCTCTCCCCTTTTGAATCATAATCTGATATAGGATTTCTACTTTTTCTTCTAGTCTAATGACTGAATCTTTAAGGCTTGAGCCACTATTAGGCTTGAGTTCGTTGAGGTAGTGCTTGACTAGCCACTTAACGGCGCCGACAAAGCCACCTATAATTGTAAGTACTGCAACAGCTACCGTTGCGTAGTCTTGTGCTTGCATTAGACTGTCCTAATCGTGATATCAATGACACCACCATAGCCCGTGAAGCCACGGTCAGGAGGTGTGAGGCGAGTGAAAGAGATTTGTTCTATGATAGCCTGACGTGACTCACCTGTGGTAAGGTCCTGCCAAGTTACAACGTCTCCGCTTTCTTCAACGGATTCTAGTTGGTTAATTCTATCAAAGGCTCTGCCTTCATATCCAACCTGCACGTTATATCTATCTGTCTCCACGTCGTAGCAATAGACGGGGAATCTCATTACTCGCTGTCGAGGCGTAGCAATAGTTGCCTTAGCCTGATAGCCTTCCATGATTGGTCCCTTGGTAGTATCAGTTGCATCACGGGTGAGGATAAACTTATACCCTAGGTATTCTTGGGCTGTTGCTGGGGTTGATGTTGTCACCTCAACTGGTGGTACGGTTACATCATATGTTATGACGTCGTACTCTGTTCCATCTTCATCAACAGTCTCAAGAGTTATTGAGCCATAGGTGTAGTCACCACGTGCGATAAGGCGCTTAAAGTTCTTAGGTTCTAGTGTGTTGTATCTGATATATCCAGTCTGCAAGTACCCACTTGTCATGAGGGTTGATGCATCTTCAACATAAATAGCACCGCTTGTAGCCGAGGCATACGCAGTAGCAAACATTAATCTATCTGTTGTTGCTGGGTCGGTATTGCCATCAAAACAGACGGCAGTAGTAACGTGTCCCGTTATACCAGCATAATAGATATCATTTGCATAAGCAAAACGTAATGGTTCAATCTCGCTACTTAAGTCAATGCGGATTAATCCTGGTGCTCCAGCAACGCTAGTAGCACACCATACATAATGGTCACGTGCTGCAAAGTCGTAGCAGGGCTGAGTTGTTTCCACAATAAGTGGGCCGTAGTTAATCGAACCATCTTGGTCTGATACTGCTGCCACTCGAATACCCTTGTTAGTTCCAATCATCATGTAACCAAGGTAGTAGTAAATCTTATGTACAATCTCACCTGTTGGTAATTCAGCAGCAGTAATTGCAGATGTTAGTGTAGGCATTACACCAGCAGTTGAAAGTGTAAACTTTTGAATAGTTGATTGGCTACCATTGTAACCAGCAATGTAGATAGCAGGACCTGATGCCGCGATAGATGTGTACACATGGGTAGTTGTTGTTTGAGTATACACAGAGGTTGGCATTGCTGAGGCTGATGTACCAAATTCATAAACTTTATTATCAGCACATAAAATAATTCTATCTTTTACATACTCCATAACAGCATTTGATACCACACCAACTTCGTCAAACATCTTAGTATCAGCGTCAGCAGAAGTAAGAGTCAATGCTTTTTTGTATACAGTCTTTTTGGTTGATGTGTTAGTAATCCAGTAAGCAAAAGTTCCATCATCACAGATAGCATACACAGGAGAATCAGTACCACTATTGTAATCAATAAAGTGAACTGGGTTAGATGGGTCTGTTACTTTAATCTTGTCAACATCGAACTCATCATGCAGTAATGCGCCAGTAAAGGTGCTCCACTTGATAGAACGTAGATGCTGCTGGACTACACCATTGCTTGCAATAGGACCAGTAGTAACATGGCCAGGGGTTACATTCTTAAGAAGAGTTACTTTACCCTGGTCCCAAACATTTACACCCTTGCTATCAGAAAAGCGATAGTGGTCGAGTGAGCGTGCTGATGTCTGTGCTGGGTCAAAGAAAGTAATACCGTCTCCACCGTGGAAAGACATCTGACTGCGAATCCACCAACCAGTAAGTGATTGCTCACCTGGCTCAGTCTGATTGTCAAACTGTTCCTTACGGAACGGTGCAGTCTGTCGGATGTAAGGACGTGCATCACTAATTGCATAGATAAACGGCATGCCACCTACTGCAACATCATATGCTACATCAGTGTTCTGCCAGATAGCAGATGTAGAAACTACACCAACATCAACAGCAATCGCCCGCGTTGCACGACCTTCGGTAATATCACGACCAGCCACGTAGACTCCTTAGTTTGGTTGTTCTTCTATTTTCTTTTTAATACTATCCATTGTCCAATACATGCCATAGTAATCATAGTCAAGCGCAAAGCGCTTCATATGCTTTACTAGAGCACCCGTGTGTGCATGTAATGGAATACCAGCAGCCTTCATCTTACGGAAGAAGATGATATCTTCTCCGATAAACTGGTCATCACTACCACCTGCAGTCTCCATAAACATAGACTGGTTAGGATACTTCTCACGCATAGTTGGAATGATTGACTTGTGCATAAGCACTAATCCGAACCCTGCTGAGTCACACTTGATTACTTCGTTCTGTGGCAGTGGATGCACATACTGAACCTGGAACTCAGATATATCATTAAAGAGTACTGGGTATGGCTTCATAAGTGTGCCTTCATTCTCCTTAGAGATGAAGTACACGCCACTTACTACAGGGCGATGATGCTTGTCAGCAGTCGCCCATAACTTCTGCATTACTTCTGCTGTCAGGACAATGTCTGAATCTACCCATAGTAGCCAGTCAGTTTTGATATGGTCAGCCCAATAGTCCCATAGGACTTGACGCTGTCTACCAATCTGATTGCCTTGCACTCTCATAGATGTAGTGATGGGCATCTTGTTAGCCCCACCAGTAATTACTGCAGACATAAGTCCCTCAGTAAACTTGCCATCTACCATGCCGTTATCACACCAGCCAATTGCTACTGTTTCTTTTGGTCCTATCATTGTGTCCCCTTATTATATGGCAAGGTTGCCTATATACTATTATGGCATACCTTGTCAAGTAGGCAAAATTAGTTGAGCAGTTTGAATCCTTGCTCAGGGATAAGCGTTATTCTGTTACTTCTGGTTTTGATTCAACTATGAATAACTTTTGCGACTCCAAAACATACGCTTGTAACGGTCAAAAAACTGGCTGTTTAGGTATGCAATTACCGCATTAGCGGGTTCTTTGTTACTTAAAAAATTAGACTCCCATTTATCGCGCTTAAATGGAATGACTTGAGCGATAGGAGTTCCAGCAGGAATCATAAACTCCTCTGTTGGTGTTTTAAGAACAAATGGAAAATTAACCCCAGCAGTGTAAGTATCGGTATCTACAATACCTTCTAAGATTGCAAATTTATCGCTTTGGTTGTGCATAGGTGGAACAAATAAACACGAATAACCTTTCGGCGTTTTAATTGCCCACGGATTTGTCCATTTGGGAAATTGAAAATCATTTGCCTTTGGGTGTTTATAGGCTTGTTTTCTTGAGTGAAAAGTAATTAAGTTTGGTATAGCAGAATTGTAGTTTGGCTCACCTTCTTTAAGGCTTACATAAACATCGCAAGGCGAAACAATAATGTACCCAGCCGTCATAGCATCTAAAATTGGAATACATTTTTTTATTGACGGAACAGAATCAGGTGTTCTTTCTTTAGGGAAAGACGCTTCCATTTTTTTGTACCAGTCAGGTATAAAATGAATAGCAGGTTTAGGAGCATACTCGCTAGCAACACCGATAGTATTGGTAAAAGTTATGGATTTAGTTTGTTGTTTCTTCGGAAGAAATTTTTTCAACATTTTGCTCCTCGACTATTTGGGAAAACTCTACCACAGGTTGAACCGTAGGTTCAATAATGATTGGTGCTTGCCAAGTGCCGTTAATAAACTTCCAAGAACCATCTGCTTCATTAGGCATAACTGCAGCATTGTCAGGAATTTCGTGAGCAAACACAGTTCTTTTAATTTCAATTAAATCCCCATTTTCGTTGTATTCTGCAAAACGAATAATTGGAGCATTAAACCACGTTCCTGTTTCTGCATTATATACTTTACGAAGGAACTGTTCGGGGTTATCAGTGAAGACCTCAATAGCAGTTGTATGGTCAGGGGTTACACTATGGTCAGGTTCGCCTGTGGTGTTAATAACAGCGTAGGCAATTTTATTTCTTAATTGAATAAATGTTCTCATTAGTTAAACTCCACTACTTCAAATCGGCAAGCTCCGCTTACTGTTAATGTTGTTGAATTGGCAAGAAAGCCTGTGACTTGTGCGGCTACAAGATTATTTGTTCCGCCTGTTATATTTGTGGCATTAACATTTAGGCTCTGGCTTTTATTCGAGTTCTCTGCACTGTCTATAAGGTTAGCCCAGTTACCACCACCAGTACCTGAAAGTTTTGGCATAACCATATTTCCAGTAGCGGCATTTATACTACCAGTCGCGGCTACTGTTCCTGATGAAGCAGAACCAAATACAGTAACAAATGATTTTGCTATATCAACAGCGGTAATAGTTACATTCCCTGAGCCGCTAGCAGAACCGCGTTGTACCGATTTAATTCCACCGCCAGCAGCGGCAGGAAATACTGAAATACCCATTACGCTATCTCCACTCCGCTAACGTGAAAGTCAACTGCTGTTGTTGATGCACTGCCAGCAATGACCTGTGTTGCAGGAACTACTTGCTTCAAGTCAAAGAATGCAGATGAATTAGCAGCGATAGATACGCTACCTAAAAAGTCAATAGCATTGATAGTCATTGATGCAGTTGCTGCTGATGTTGTTGGGTTGCAGATAACTATGTTAGTTACCACTGCAGTTGTCCCAGCAGGTGTTGTGTATAGGGTTGTGCTTGTTGTTGCTGCTGCTGTACGAGCCAGCACTTTACTTACTGTAGCCATTAGTTACTACCTTTCGTTGTTGTTAGTTTGGCAGAATTGGTGTGAAGTGTTCCGCTTCTGGATTTAGATAGCGTTGATAGTCTGAGTTGGCGGGGTCAGTCGGTATCCAAGAAATAGTGTCGTCAGCGTTTGTTCTCTTTACAATTTGAGAACCTTTTTCATCTATCAATAATTCATATGTACTCATTATTACAACTCCGCGCTTATATAGATTCTAGGTGAGGTACTACCATTTGCAGCAATGGTGCAAGCATTTCCTGCCACCAGCCCTGATGCTACTGTTACTCTAAATACAAAACTGCTTGGTACTGGACGCACAGATGAAGTTGCTGTTCCTGCTTGTTCTGCTCCAGAAGCAATTCTTGCCGCAAATTGAGATGCTGTTGAGGTAAAGGTTACGGTTGGCGAAGCTCTCATTATTACTGGTAAAAAGATTACTCCGTCAACATTTGTTGTGGATGTGGCTTGACCAACGCAAAATTCTTGACTTGCATTGTCACCACCTATTTGCTGATAATACCTCTGACAAGCGGCTAATTCTCCTTGAATTGTTCCTGTTGCAGTTTGGAAAGCGGTAGCAACTGAACCTGCTTCTAGTTGTACGCCAGCAATGTCAAAAGTTGCGTTTTGAATTCCAATACTTCCTGAACGAGTGTTGAAAGTAGAACCAGCAGATAACCAAAAGTTGATTCCAAGAAATGAAGTGTTTGCAGTTGTTCCGATTGTATAACCCGAAATTGAGGGACAGGTTGCAGTGATTGTGTAACGAACCCAAGATGTGCTTAAAGTTGCCTGTCCCGCGTAGGTATTTACCTGAGCAGACGGCGAACCACCAGAACCAAAATTTTGCTGAAATTCAAAAGAAATTTTTGGTGTTCCAGAAGCAGCCTTAGCCCAAAAGGACATTGTGACTGTCTGATTCGCATAAGTTCGAACATTCTCAATGCGCTGGGTGAGCATTCCATAATCGCCTGTTCCCGATTGTCCAGCCGTTACAATGCGCAAAAAGTTTGCAAATTCATAACCTGCAACAGGCGCAGTTCCTGGTGTGAAAGTTTGTGCGGTTTGTGTGCAAGAACCGCCTGAAAACTCATTTGCCCAACGGTCAAAACCAAATGCGCGAAAGGTTGAATTTGTCGTGAAATTTCTTTGGTTGATGTAGAAATCACCATTTTGAATTGCATTTTTACCCGCTGCAAAATTGGCTTGATAACGCAAGCCTGTTGAAGTGGAACTATCTGCTACGAGTGTCTCGCCGTCGTTGCCTACGGCTAAACGGGCTGCAGTAGTGCTGTAACCTAGTAAGTCACCTTTAGTTGTGACTACTGTAGTCGCTGATGCACCTGTAGCACCTGTGGCACCCTGCGCTCCTAGTCCAGCAACGGTATCCCAATCGGAACCATTATATCTTTTAACTGCCATATTAGTATGCTCCCATAATTGTCATAGTTCGTAAGTCGGCATCTGTGTCTATTGACTCATCAATCCATACATCACCAGTTGTAGGTGATGTTGGTGTTACTGTTCCAACAAATATTCTTTTTCCTGGGTCCGCATCAGTTACATTAATTGGCGAAACTTTAACCGTACCAGCAGTACCAGTATCCGTACCCATACCAGTAAAGTCAATAAAGTCATAAGTTGTGGCTGAGCCACCATTAATCTTAACTTGACTTCCACCTGATGGTGCAGCAATCCATTGTAGTCCAGTAGCGGTTGAACTTGCTACTGACAGCAAGTAACCGTTAGTCGCTGCAACTGTTAATGGGCTAAAGGCATCTAAGCCTGTACCTACTAGCAAATCACCCTTAGCATCAAATGATGCGGCGACCGCAGCGGCAGCCGAGGCTGCACTAGCAGCAGCGCTTGTGGCTGATGTCGCAGCAGCAGTTGCTGATGTAGCGGCACTAGAAGCAGAAGTTGCAGCAGCACTTGCCGATGATGCAGATGCTGTAGCAGAAGTAGCAGAGGCGGTTGCGCTTGATGCAGATGCAGTTGCGCTTGATGCAGATGCAGTTGCACTATTAGCAGAAGCCGTTGCAGAAGCAGCCGCACTTGTTGCGCTAGTTGCTGCAGCAGTAGCAGAGTTTGCAGATGATGTTGCATAACCTGCAATTGTTGCTACTGAGTTAGCAGCAGTTGTTGCACTGTTTGCTGCACTAGTTGCACTAGTTGCCGCTGCTGTGGCAGAGGCTGCTGCACTTGTGGCAGATGTTGCTGCTGCGGTAGCACTAGTTGCTGATGCCGTTGCAGACGATGCAGAAGCAATCGCAGAAGTTTCTGAACTTGCTGCCGATGTAGCAGCAGATGCTGCACTAGTGGCTGCAGATGCAGCACTGGTTGCTGCTGCTGTTGCTGAGCCTAAAATGCTATCTACGTAATCCTTAGGAGTAGCAGATGAGGCAGACATACCTGCAGAAGATAGACCAGTAATAACTGGTGAGCCTGAGATAGTCGGACTAGTTAAAGTTTTGTTTGTAAGAGTCTGGACTGCTGTAGCAATCACCACTGTGCCAGTTGTATTAGGCATTGTGATTGTATTGTCCTGTGTAGGGTCAACTACTGTAAGAGTAGTTTCATAAGCATCAGCAGTTGCTCCTTCAAAGACGATGCTTGCATCTACACCAGCACCCGAGATGCTAGGGTTAGTAATCGTAGGGGAAGTTAGTGTCTTGTTGGTCAAGGTCTGAGTATCTGTAGTACCAACCACAGCCCCTGTAGCCCCGTGTACGCCTGTGCTAGCCTCGATGTGAGTGTTTGCCTCACGGTAGTCACGGCCAATAGCCATATGGCGAACTACTGCTCCTGCTGTGTGCTCTTGTGCTGATGAGCCATCAATGGCTCGAGTAATATTAAAGGTATTGGTCGATACCGCCGTGGCATCTACAATTTCTTCAATTGCTGTATCTGGGTCGATAACAACAGTGAAGGTTCTGCCAGCGGGAATCGTTACACCACCAAGTAATGCTGTTCCCGAGATGACTGCCATAGTGGTAGCACCTGAGGTTACTGTACCTGTCAGCGTTGTTTGCTGAGAGCGTGATGAATATTGTCTAGTTGTCATTCAGGTTCCTATCGGGTGTAGTGAATGCGTGGCGGGTATTGGTTTTGCTGTGTGCTAATTTCCTCATTAAGACGCTGTGAGTAAAGAGCAAAGAGTTGCTTTGTTGCTGAGGCACTTGCACCGTATGGGCGCTTGCCATCTGTTTCGTCCGCCTGTGGGCTAATCTGGCCCGCACGTGCAGGGTCAAGGTAAGCCAATAGTCTGTATGATGCACCTAGGATTGCGATGTCTCGCGCTGATTCAGGATAGCCTGTAGTAGTAGTAAATACATCTGTTCCATTTTCCATAGCAGTTGGTGGTGTAGCATACATCACCTTTACTGTACGTCCTGGCGTTATATAGTCATAGATGGTTACAGTCTGTGAGTTTGCACCCCAAGTAGTTACATCTGCAAATGGGTCGAAGTCCCATCGACGGATACGAATCCATTCCTTAGAAGGACCAGTATCCTGCCATGACATAGTCAAGATGTTTTCAATACCTAAGTCTTCAAACTCGTATGTATTAACTGCTGCATTAAATGGGAAGGTAGTCTGCTTGACAGCCAATAGGCTTGCACCCATTGCTCGGATAGTGTCGTTGATTGCCTTCTTAATTACATAGCGTGGGAAGATAGGTGAGATAGTGACCTTAGCATCAGCTGCGTGTGTAGCAGCGCCTGTTCCTAGGTAGCCACGTCCGTATGGTGAAACAGTTGCTGTATTGCCAACGCGGTCAAATGAATCAACCCACATTAACTCTTCATCAACCTCGACAATGCCCTTGCCTACGTTGCTTGTATCCCCAAGAGATAGGATGGTAGGTGAGGTGCTTGGAGATGTCAGTGTAGTGACGGCTGTACGTAGATATGTTGAACGGTCCTGTTGGTAAGTATAACCTGAAAGGTTAATAAGAACTTCATCAATCATCTGTGCTAGTGTTGTCATAGGTCTATGCTCCTTAATGCAACAACGGCTGATAGTCCAGTAGTCCCTGCTAGTTCATTACAGACAGCATTGAGCATCTTGTAATTGTTAGGCTGACGGCTTGCGCTAGCCTTAATGTTTAGTGCTGCTATAATACCTAAGCCGTTAGTGTCAGCATAGTTATTTGCTGCACCTTGTTCAGACTGGTATGCACTTGGTACGGGGTATGTTCCACCGTTTGCAAGACGATTTAACTCGTCAGCAAATGTGCTACCTGCTACTCCTGTTGCCATTATCTAAACCTCGCAGCCTTCTTTGCTATGGACTTTGGTTGTTTTACAAACTGCTTACCCTTTGCATTACCTGCAGCTTTAGCCTGGTTAGTTGCTTTCTTTTCAGAAGCACTCAATGCAGACCATGCCTTCTTGGGTAAATATCTTTTCTTGCCTTTAGATGGTTTACCATCAGAAGTTGTCCACTCTTCCTTGGTCCATTTCTTTAAGGACTTCTGTGACTTAGCAAGTGCCATTACTTGTAACCGCCTCCTGCTTTCTTGTACTGAGTTGCAAGCAACTGAGCCTTACGAGCAGACCATTCGCCAGGGTCTCCACCCTTAGAGCCTGCCTTAATCTTCTTGAACAAGGAGGCACGCATCGCTGGCTTGGTATAGTTACCAGCCGCATTAACTTTAGACTTAGCCTTCTTCTTTACCATTTGACTTTATCCGCCCAGTAAGCCGCGGACATCTTGCCCTTGGCAATGTTCTTTGAGTGACGTGCTTTAAATGATTTCTGACGGGCAGTAGGTTGTCTATCGCCAGTCACACCCTGTTGACCAAAGCGAATAGTTTTGACCTTGTCTCCTTCTTTAGCCACAACAACGTGTGACTTCTTTGGGTGATTTGGTGTACGCTTAGGCTTGTTAAAGCCTGATACTCCTGCTCGCTTTAGTCTTGGGTCTGTCATTATTATCCTCTTTTGTATTTACCTTTTGAGTCAAACTTGTCTGAACGTGTACCAGAAGTACCCTTCAGAATTGCTGCTGCAGCTTCTGCTAATTGCTTGTCCCAGTTTTTGCTGGAAGCATTAGCATTTACTTTTGCAGCAGTAGCATTCGCAGGACCGCGTTGCTGGTAATCCATTGAAGCACCAACACTAGTACCTAGCGCTGTAGGGATATCACGAACTTCACGGGCTACCGTCTTGGCTCGCTTAATAACTCCTCTAACAGGGTTTGCCATTACTTCTTCTTCGCCTTCTTCTTGACAGCTTTCTTCATTGGCTTGCCAGTCTTCTTGGCCTCAGCCTTAGCCATTGCCATTCCCTTTGCTGTGTATGCGAATTCTTTCGCTCCGACTTTTGGCATTACTTCTTCTTCGCAATCTTCTTAGCAACCTTCTTGGCTGTCTTCTTCATGGCCTTCTTGCCCATCTTCATTTCCATCATTTTTTCTTTCTTAGATTCCATCTTTTCAGCCATCTTGTATGCTTTGTTCTTCATCATTATGCTTGTCCTATCTCTTTCATTACCGCTGCGGTTGATTGATTTACATGCTTTGCATCTGGCATTGAATTAGCATTGTATGGCTTATTCAATACTTCGGAGGCACGTTCTGCCTCACGAATCTTCTCCATCGAAGTACCACCAGGCTGAATGCCTTGTGCCTTCGCATTAGCGTATGCAGATAGTTCGTTCTCAAAGCGCTTACGTGGAGCACTTCGCTGACTGTTAGCATCGCCAGTATTCATCTGAAGTCCTCTGGCTTTACAGCCAAAGCAATCAGGTCCACATGTAGTGTGGTCTATAAAGATATTGTTCTCATCAGGGAATGGTTCAGTTGATGTAGCATCACAACTCACACACCCATATAATGCTGAGTATGGAATCATGTCTCCATCTACTAACTTGTATCCCCACTGAAGAACTTTGCTTACGTGTTCGTGTCCCATATGTCCCTTATATTGCTGTGAAGTTTGCTTCCGTTACCCCAACGCCACCAGCAATAAGTGCTGCTTTTGTTGCGTCATTTACGGTATACTTGCTGCCACCAAGGTATACTTCTTGGTATGTCTCTAGGTCACCATCGTATGGATAACGTACCTGACGGTATGTACCATTGACTTTGATGACACTAATTCCACGTGCTAATTTGTAGAACGTAAAGAGTCGTTGGACTCCTTCAAAGCCTTCATCGACAGTTGGTGTCTCGAAGATGTAATCTGTCATGACTCCTCCTTTAGTGGACTCACCACCAGACAGGGTTTCCCCTGTCCAGCAGTCAATTAACTACTAGAGAGCAGCGATTGATGAACCTGATGTGATTCGGAATAGAGCCTCATCACGGTATACTGCAAAGCCAAGTACGCCGTACCAACCCATTGGGCGGAAACGCATCAACTTATCAGTTACGTTACCGATAACTACGTGTGGCTCTTCAGCTACGGCTTCCGCCATTGCCTGTGCGCCGCAAACGATTGTATCGAATACGCGTGTTACTGGAGTTACAGTTACTGTTGCTCCAACTGTTACTGCTGCAGTGTTTGCTGTGTCAACTGTGATAGTTGTTGTTGAACCACTTGTTGCAATAGCAGTAATCTTTGCACCAGATGCAATACCTGTTGCAGCAATCTTATCGCCAACTTCAGCGCGTGTTGCGATAACTGCAGATGAAGCAACACCAATAGTAAATCCTGCTGATGTTCCTGCAACTGTTGCTGTTGTTGTTGCCAATGCTGTCTGGTCTGCACCTGACTTAGCGTTGAACAAACGTGATGACTCTACGAAGAATGCGCCTTCGTACTCACCGATTTCTCCAGCCCAAATCTTGCTTGAGTTTTCAGCAGATTGTGCCTGTGGGTAGCGCCATCCAAGGTCGCCTGTCTCTGCACGAAGGTCGTGTGAAACTTCTGGGTGGATACCAACCCAGTATGCATTTCCGCGACGGCCCTTAGCCTTGTTAGAACGCAACTTCGCTACAGCACGACGGATGTCTGCTGAGTCTAGTGTATCTGCAGCATCTACTGTTGCAGTTGATGTCGCGTTACCTCCGAAGATGTTGTTTGAACCTGAGCGTAGAGTTGTCATTGCAACCTTGTCGATTGAATCGGCTAGGTTGTAAGCAATGATGTTTGCGATTGCTGGGTCTACATCTGCTAGAGAGAATAGCTCCAATGCGCGTGTTACAAGTACAGCATTACCGTACTCGTTAAGTGTTACAGTAACAGATGTTGGTGTTGACAATGCTACTGCATCTGGGTCAACTGTTTCTGTTAGTGTTGATGTCTTTGCATCTAGGTCAACGTACTTCTGTAGAACTACAGTTGAACCTGGGATTGCTTGTCTTGCTGGGCGCTTATCTGCGACAGAACGAATTAGGGGTTCTGAACGGAGAGCGAACTCTAGAAGGCGGTCATACGCCTTCTGTACGAGGCCTGCGCCGCCTACTGTACCGCCGAGTGATGTGCTCGACGTATCTGTATATGCGTTAGGCATTTCTTTTAGTCTCCTTGACTATGAACGATTGATTATTGTTGTCCTTGCATCAGGCTGAGGAGTTCCTCCATAGAACTTGCATTGTCCATGCGTTGTTCTAAGTCCTGTGCTCGGTCTGGTGTGTATCCCTTTTGAGTCATGACATCCTGCTGACGCAATGTCGCAAGATTTTCTTCGTCACGCTTCTTGGATACTTCTATACCAAATAGGTCAGCGTTATCATCAAGCCAGTTCGATACTGCCTCTTCTGAGAAATCACCATCTAAATCTTTAAGGACTAGACGTGCTGCCTTCTGGTTTACACCCTTTTGTTCTAGGATTGATTTGACGGTTGACTCACGCTGCGTCTTGGTAAATGTCTCAAGCTGCTCAGTAAGTTCCTTGATACGCTTTTCATCAGCACGCTTGGCTTTACGTAACTTTTTAAGTAAGTCACTTCCATCCAATTGCACTTCATTGTCGGTATCTTGGTCGTCGTCTTCGTCGTCCCAGTAGTTGTTGC